GCGATGGCAGCGAGTGATGACGACGACGACAACAACTTTGTATGAAAACCACCACCACCCCACAAAGCCCAAACACCGAGAAGGCTGTGCTAGGCACACTCATGGCCGAGCCGAAGCTCGCCGATGAAGTTGCCGGACTGCACGGCGATCTTTTTTACACTCCGGCGCATCGCGCGATTTTCGATGCGATCAACGAGATCCGCGCAGACGGCGGTGTGCCCAACATCGTTGCCGTCACGCAGAGGCTCGACGCGCAGAAGAAGCTGACCTTTGTCGGCGGCGCCGGAGCTATCACCGAGTTTCTTATGCAAGCGTGCGGAGGTTTGTCCGCGCTCGAATACCATGCGCAAACTTTGCGCGATCTGCATGGCCGTCGCTCGATTATCTCCGCGGCCGTCGCCATGCAGGCAGCGGCTAACGACATGGCCGCGAACGCCGACGAGGTGCTGCAGTCCGCCGGAGAGAGCGTCTTGTCGCTCAGTCTCGGCGCTCCGACCGACTCGATGCGCAGCGCGGCCGACATCGTGCCGTCGCTCCTCGAAGAGCTGGAGGCTCTAATGGACAACAAGCAGACGCTCGGCCTGCGCACCGGCTTCGCTGATCTGGATCAGGTGACCGGCGGTCTCCGCGGCGGCACGTTGAGCATCATCGCTGGACGACCGGCCATGGGTAAGAGCGCGCTGATGATGAACATCGCGGACAACCTGATGCGCCGCAAGGTTCCGGTGCTCTACTTCTCGCTGGAGATGCCAGCCAACGAGTTAGCCGCTCGCGTAGTGTTGTCCCGCGCCAACACCAACACCGAGCTGGTCCGCAATGGATTCGTCGATCAGGCCGGAAAGCGCCGCATTGGTTCCGTTGCCTTGGATTTTTCTGGCGAGCCGCTGTACATAGATGACCGCTGTGGCATGTCTTTGTTGGACATCCGCGGACGTGCAAGGTTGGCCGTTCGCAGGTGGGGCGTGAAGATTATCTTTGTTGATTATTTGCAGCTCGTCTCGCACTCGAATGCGAAGTCGCGCGAGAACGAGGTCGGCTTTGTTTCGCGCGGACTAAAAGCGATGGCGATGGAACTTGGCATTCCAGTGGTCGCCGCCGCGCAGTTAAACAGGCAAGCGGAGAACCGGCCCGACAACCGGCCGAAGCTCTCCGACCTGCGCGAGAGCGGCAGCATAGAACAGGATGCCGATTTGGTCGCTCTCGTTCACCGGCCATCCTACTACGCAGTGCAAGACGAGGAACCGGAGCCGCAAGACGCGGAACTAATCATCGCCAAGCACAGGGCCGGACGAACCGGCACGCTCAATATGACATGGCGTCCCAGCCTGACGCGATTTGATGCGAAGGCTCCGGTCAGCAACATCGTCTCCGCGCCGCGCCTGACCGACGAGGGCAACAGCGTCTACGCGCCGGATAAACAGCTATGGGAGGCCATCAACGAGTGATTAATTCCCGACAGAAGGGCGCCTCGTTCGAGCGCGAGGTCGCCAAGGCTCTGACCGCCGAAGGTTTTCCGGCACGGCGGGGCGCACAGGTCTCGCAGGGATCTTGGGGGATCTCCGCACCAGACGTGATTGTGCCCTGCTTGCCGGACTGGCACTTCGAGTGCAAACGCCACGGCCGCGCGCGCTTCGACCTCGATGCGGCTATCGCTCAAGCCTACCGCGACGCCGAGCGCAAAAACTGTGCCGTGATCCATCGCAAGGATCACTGCCGCATGCTGGTCACTCTCACATTCGAGGACTTCTGCGAACTCATGCGCCACAGCGATTTTCCCATCCAACCAAAAACACCAAACCCAAATACACAAAGTGAATAAAACCATAACCACACCCGCGGGCGTCGCTCGCTATCCCAGACTCAACTCGCCGGACACCAAGTTCAGCGAGGAAGGCCAATACAAAGTAGACCTCGAAATGTCCGCCGAAGACGCGGAGCCGTTTCTTAAACAGATCGAGGCCATGTTTTCCGAGTTCGTCGCCGACAAAAAACGCGAGCTGAAAAAGGACACTCTCAAGATCCACGCAGCGCCATGGTCCGAGAACGACGGACTGGTACAGCTCAAGCTGAAGGTCAAGGCGACCGGCAAGAGCAAGGACGGCGAGACGTACACGCGCCAACCGAAGCTGTTTGATGCTTCCGGTCAGATCACCAACGAAAACATCGGCGGCGGCAGCAAGCTCAAGGTCGCTGTGGTGCCATACTTCTGGTACACCGCGTCGCTCGGCGCCGGAATCACGCTGCAGCCGAAAGCCGTCCAGATTTTGGATCTGGTCACTTGGAGCAGCGGCGGCACCGCTGAGGCTTACGGCTTCGAGGTGACTGAGGCGCCCCGCGCATCGGTCAAAACCGGAACCAACGGCGAAGAAGTCGAGTGGTAGTCATGGCAACCACTGCACGCAAGAGGGGGGCGGCAAAACGCCGCTCCCCTTCGGCCAAGGCCGCGGAGCCTGCGCCGGAGCGCTTCGCTGCAGACGGACGCAAACTCGTACGTTTGGAGAAGCTGAAAGCGCACCAGAAATATATCCTCAAAGACGGCACGCAAGTGGTCGGCGCCTCGACCATCTCCAAAATCGGCGACGACCAGAGCAACTTGATCCACTGGGCATGGGGTCTTGGAAACAAGAACCAAGACTACCGCAAGGTGCGCGACCGCGCGGCCGACATCGGGACAATCACGCACTTCTTAATCGAGTGCTTCTTCCACGGCTGGGCGGCTGACCTCTCCGAGTTCGCACCAGCCGACGTCGAGAAGGCGGGCGTCGCGTTCAATAACTTCCTGTCGTTCTGGAACGAGCAGGGCCTCACGGTGCTGGAACCGGAAGTGCAGCTCGTCAGCGAGGCGCACTTGTTTGGCGGCACGATCGACGCGCCGTCCGTAGACAAGGAAGGCCGCATCGTGTTGCTCGACTGGAAGACGTCGAGCGGCATCTACCTGTCGCAAAAGCTGCAGCTCGCAGCCTATGAGCGCTTATGGAATGAGAACCGGCCGGAGCAGCGCGTTCAGCGCCGCGCGGTCGTTCGCATCGGCAAGGAGAAGGCAAACGATCACAGCATCGAGTGGATGTTCTCTTCGGACAACGAGTGGGAGCTGTTCGAGGCACGCCTCAACCTGCACTACGCAAGCCTGCGCTACAAGAAAGCCGCCTGATGAAAACAGCAAAGGAGACACTCGACGCTGCCTCGTCCGCCGTTTGCGGAGCGCGCAACGAAGACTACGGCCCGCCCGACGATGACTTCGCAACGCAGGCCGCGATGATTAGCGCATACCTGACGCGCAGCAATGGCTACGCCGTGCAAGTAACGGCCGGTGATATCGCTGCGCTGATGATCTGCGTGAAAATCGCGCGCCAAGCTCACCGCCCCAAAGCGGACAACTGGGTCGATATTGCTGGCTACGCTGCGTGCGGCGCCGAGTGCAACGCCAAAGCCTAATGCCCCGTAGAAAATACATAGCGATCATCCGCCGAAAGTTGGGCCGCGAGAAAGCTGACGGCATGACCCTCGGAGATGGTCGCGTGTATATCGACCCGCGGCAAAGCGGCGTGGATGAAATGGACACCATTGTCCATGAGCTGCTCCACGACGTCTTCCCTCACCTGAGCGAAGAAGCTGTCGCCGAAGCTGCCGGAGTTATATCGCGCAGTATGTGGAGGGACAAATGGAGGAGGGTCATGGAATGAGCGACGTCGTCCTTAAACCATTCCGCCTTACCACGCTGATGGAGGCGATCAAAATCGCCGAGCTGCGCTGGCTCGAAGCGCGGGTCATGAAGCTGAACGCGGCTACAACCTACGACTCGGACTACTGCGAGATCATGGCGCGCGACATCGGCGGCATTCTCGCCGAGATTGTTGTCGGCCGCAGGTTCGACAAAACCTATTTGCCTGCGACGAATAGCTTCCACAAGCGGGCCGACGTTGGCGACGACATCGAGGTCCGCAGCACGGTCCACCTTAACGGCGCCCTGATCGTGCGCGACAACGACGATCCGGCGAGGCGCTATGTGCTGGTGGTGTGCGACCCGATGAAGGGATTCATGATCCGCGGTTGGGCATACGGCCACGAGGCAATGCAGCCACAGTGGCGGAAAACAGGCCAAGGGCGACCGTCTTGGTGGTATTGCGGCCCGCTGCGTCCGTTCGATGGGATGACAATCGAGCGACCGGAGGCCATCGAAGCAGCGTTGGGAGCCATCAACCAATGACTAGCGCAATCCTCATAGCCTTGGTCGGCCTCGCTTACCTCGCTGTGGCCATCGATCAATTCTGCATACAGCACAACTTTTGGGCCGGTGTGGTCTGGTTTGGCTACAGCGTTAGCCAGATCGGTCTTTGGCACATGACCATCCGGCCATGATTCATGAGTAAATACGACATTATGACACCGGAAATCGCCGAAATCGACAAAACCATTGCCCTGCTCAAAACGCAGCGCACCAAACTTGTCGCCGCGGCAGCAAAGAAGAAGGCGGATGCTTTGTGCGCGGAGATGCGCAAGCGCAAGCAAGCCAAATGAATTTTCTGATGGCAAAAGCGGGTTCGTGCAGGCGCGCATGGTGGTGCGCGCCTCGGAGCAAGCCGGTATGCCCAGCCCCACAGAGCACGACTAGTGGGGCGCCATCAAACTTTAGAGCGTCAGGGAATGCGGCGGACGTTGTGGTCTGGTCATTTCATACCCCTGCCTTCGTAACCGCATAAAACGGAGGCCGCTCTACTTTTTCTCATGATTAGCTGGTCACCATACCCCATGCGCGCCGAAGTCTCCGGTGTCGGCACCGCGTGGCTGCTCTACGTTCAGCCGCAGGGCGGCATGGCGAACGACATTTGGACTTTTGTGCCGGAGTCCACCGGCCAACCGCTGCACGTCCGCAGCGACCAGTTTCATTTTTCCGAGAATCCGACTTTAGACATCGTGACCAACGGACAATGAGCGTCCAAGTTCTCACAGGCGATTGCCGCGAAACGCTAAAGACACTGCCGGATGGCAGCGTGCATTGCTGCGTAACTTCGCCTCCATACTTCGGTCTGCGCGACTACGGACACGACGGACAAATTGGCCTTGAGCAAACGCCGACAGAATTTGTCGAGCAACTTGTCTCTGTGTTCCGCGAAGTGAAGCGAGTCCTGCGAGACGACGGAACGCTTTGGCTGAATCTTGGGGATAGCTACGCGAATGACACGTTCGGGCGCGGTGGAGATTCTAAAAAACAGATCAGCAATCGAGGGACAGAACATACGCTGACTGAAGCCCAACGGTATCGCGGGATTCCGAGCGGGTGCAAACGCAAAGACCTTATCGGCATCCCGTGGCGAGTAGCTTTTGCTCTACAAGCTGATGGTTGGTATCTGCGTCAAGACATCATCTGGCACAAACCAAACCCGATGCCAGAGAGCGTGACCGACCGATGCACGAAAGCGCACGAATACATTTTTCTGTTATCCAAGTCGCCAAAATATTTTTTTGACGCGGACGCAATTAAGGAGCATGCGACAAGCGGACTCGCTGGCACGGTCAGAAAAGACCAGCCACGAAAAATGAACGCCACGCCTCTTTACCAGAGCAATCGGGGCGGTCGAACACAAGAACCCATGAAACAGGGGGCAATGGGTATCGCAGAAGACGGGATGCGGAACCGCCGATCCGTCTGGAACATCAACACAAAGCCCTATCGCGGGGCGCACTTTGCCACATTCCCGCCAGACCTTATTCGTCCCTGCATTGTGGCGGGATGTCCTGCGAGCGGAACGGTTCTCGATCCATTTGGTGGCAGCGGAACGACCGGACAGGTCGCCATGGAGGAAGGGCGCAACGCCATCTTGTGTGAGCTGAATCCAGAATACGTCAACCTGATTGACCAGCGCCTTGGCGAAGTGACTCCAAGCCTTTGGTCTTCCGTCAGCGAGGCAGAGAGCGAGCCGCTTCTTTTTGCCGCGCAGTAGTGAAGCAAAAGCACACCGACATGAAGCGCAGACATTTTTATTTAGACATAGCAACTTTGGGCGCTGACACGGCTTAACAAATCGGTTCTGGGAGGGGCCGAGCGCTAACCAGTCAGCGCCCATTACATTTTAGAGGGGAGAGCGCAGCGGAGTCTGCACAGAGGGAGTGAACGAACAGAAACAACGGTTTCAGCCGACCGAGCACCCTGTGATGAAGATCGACGCCGATCTTCTGAGCAAATTGGGGCCGGAGGAAGGCTGGCAGTATCTCAAAACGAGGGAGGAGCTAATCGCGCGCGAGGCGAGCGATCCGTTCCGCTTTGGTTATGTGCCGCCGCTGTGGAAAAAGGCCAGCGAACTCCTCGATAAACACCGAGAGCTGCTCGTCATGGGCGGAAACAGGAGCGGAAAAACGGAGTGGGCGGCGAAGGAGGTTATTAAATTGATGCACAGCAAGGCCGGAGCCGTCGTCTGGTGCTTCGCCGAGACATCCGCGACCAGTATTGAGTCGCAGCAGCCGCGCCTGTGGAAGTTTATGCCCCCTGAGTGGCGCAATGCGCGCAAAAGTCAGGTCACAAACATCAGCTACACGGTCAAAAACGGATTCAGTGAGGCAAAATTCGTGGCACCCAACGGCAGTATCTGCTGTTTCAAAAATTACGCACAGGATTTGAGTGTCATAGAAGGCGCCGAGCTGGACATGGCATGGTGCGACGAGCTGGTCGGTCTGGATTTGCTTGAAACGCTTCGTTTTCGTCTCGTAGACCGCAATGGCAAGCTCGCGGTCACGTTCACGCCGGTCCAAGGCTACAGTCCGACCGTCGCGTCCTACTTGAACGGCGCAAAAACAGTCGAGGACGCCGACGCCGAGTTGCTGCCGAAGCGCGCAGAGAAGGACGGCGAGCAAATCGTTACCGGATACGAGAAAGTCCCGATCCTGCAGATGAGCACGCGCAACCGGCCGGTGCTCTACTTCCACACGCGCGCCAATCCATGGGCCGGATGGTCTCGCATGCGCAAGGAGCTGCAGAATGAGACCCGCGAGCGGATACTTTGTCGCGCCTATGGCGTGCCCACCAAGGCCATCTCCGGCCGCTTCCCACTATTCAACGAGAAGGTTCACGTCATCAGGCACAGCGACGTGCCGGAGGGCACGCGGTATCACTGGGTCGATCCGGCCAGCGGCAGAAACTGGTTTCAGCTCTGGTCCGTCCACGACTCGGCCGGTCGCTGCATAATTTACCGTGAATGGCCAAGCATGGACGACTACATCCCATCAATTGGCTACGCAGGCGAGTGGGCGCTACCGGACGGCAAGAAGATGGACGGAAAGGCGGGACCGGCGCAGAGCGATTTCGGCTTCGGCTTGGAGCGATACGTCGAGGAGATCAAGCGCGTCGAGAACGGCGAGAAGATCTTCGAGAGATACATGGACAGTCGCTTTGGCAACGCGCCGACGCTCGCGCGCGAGATGCCGACGACCCTGATCGATGAGATGGGCGAGCTGGGTGTGGATTTCCTCGCCGCACCGGCCGACTCGATTGACGAGGGTGTCGCCATGGTCAACTCCATGCTGCACTACAACAACGAGCAGCCCATTAGCGCGCTCAACCAGCCGAAGCTCTATATCTCGGAGCGTTGCAAGAACACGATCTATGCGCTGGCGACATATACCGGAGCGGACGGCAAGAAGGGCGCGACGAAAGATCCGGTTGACTGCGTGAAATTCATTGCGCTCTCCGGCGCCGGAAACGTGGACGGCGAGACGCTAATGTCCCGCGGAGGAGGAAGCTACTAGTGGCCATCTCCGGTGTTGTTCCCCCGCCCCCGCGCGCAAGGCCATGGCGCGGACGCAGCAAAGAGCCGCCGCGCTGTGGCGTGTGTTCTAAGCAGCTTCGTATCGAGGACATCCATGGGGTGGACGAACAGCTCGGCCCCATCTGCCGCGAGTGCGGCCCGCATGTCGTCGCCGCCAACAACGTCATGTATCCCTTCTGGATATAACCATTCGCCATTCGCAAACCCCGAACTCAAACAACTTAAACTCATGGCGGTGCGGCGTGGAAGGACACGCGGCCGGACAGCGGAGCGTCACAAAATAACATCAGAATATGTGACACAGCGGGTATCAAGGCCCGCCACCGCCGCCAATAGCTTATGTTCACAAAAACCAAAACCATACCGGTGGACCGCTATGCCGTGTCCGACAACTACGACCCGAAGGGCGCTCTCGCCTTCAGCCGCGAGCAGGCGCCTAATGCCTACTTGGCCGTAATGACGGAGCTGCAGGACCGCATCGCCGACGCCGTCACGCTGTGCAGCACGATGGCGACCTCGAGGGAGGGCGGATATCTCGCACACGCCGCCGGTCAGCTCTGCGCGCTGCAGGAACTCTGGGACACCTTGGAGCAACGCCGCACCGAAGCCTCAAGGGCTCAGTAGCAACTTGCCGCCAACTTTGATCGCGGTTATTCTTTGCCCATGAGAGCGGTTTTTGTTGTGGTCATCACCACCTGCGCCGTGCTTGGATTGGGCGCTTGGGCACATTGGCAATACATGTCTCGCGCCAGCCTCATCGTTTGGCTTTGCATGGTTGCCATGTTACTGGCGTGCGGCGCCATGGCGTTCACGCTGATAAAGTAGGAGCGGCATCTTGCCGCTTAACCCCAGTAGGGTCGCCGCGGCGACCGCTGCATACTTTCTGCGCCGTAGTCCAAGCGTGATTTAGTTCCCAGCCGCAAGTGTAAGCATTCCGCAACACTACACCGGCATAGTGTAGCGTGAAGCTGTCACAAACTGACAGATTGTTGCAAAACGTATAACTCGGCGCGTGCTATCCTACGCTTTGTCACAAAAACACCGCACAAAAGGTGACACAAAGTGCAATCACTTGTGCAGAACTATAGCCGATCCTATCCACGCCACACCCGCGAAATGTCGCTCGGCGACATAAGCGAAGTATCACATAGCGATACCTTCCCGCCTATGGCCGCGCGCCTGCCTTAAAATACTACTGGACATCCGTTCAGTATTACCGAATACTAGATGTATCAACGTGGAGTGCGCTTTCATGGCGCTGGGTGTTGATCGGACTGAGAGACGAACTCTCTGGCACCATCTTGGGAGGTTTAGACCATGGCGGAAGGGAAAGTGGCGTCGAACGACGCTGATGTAGATGTAGTTTCACTAGCTATTCAGGAGCTGTCTGGCGGCATGCCGGAACAGAAACTGGAAGAAGTGAAATCGGCTGACGAAGCCGAAGATCTTTTACAAGACGAGACAAACGAAGAGGAAACCGAGGAGAACACCGAGGAAACCTCCGAAGAGGACAGCACAGAAGAGTCTGGCGACTCGGAAGATTCCGAGGACAGCGAAGACGAGGAAGGCGAAGCGCCATCACCGGACAACGTCCAGAAGCGCATCAATAAGCTGACGGCGCAAAAGAAAGCCGCAGCCGAAGAGGCCGCCTCCGTCAAATCGCAATACGAGGAAGCGCAAAAGCGCCTCGCCGAGCTGGAATCGCAGGTCAATGAGGCTTCGCGCCCGATCCTGCAGCCTAGCGCGGAGAACCCGCTCGCCGATGTCGATACCGCCGAAGCGCTTGATGCGAAAATTAAGAGCGCTCAGGAGGTTCGCCGCTGGGCTTTGCGCAACACAGACGGCGCCACGGTCAAACGACCGGACGGCACCGAGGTCTACGTTGACGCCGATGAGGTAAAAAACTACCTGATTCGTGCAGACGACGTTTTGACGGTGCATGCTCCCGCTCGACGCGAATGGCTTGCCCAAAGGCAACCAGCAGTCGAAGCGGCTAAGAACCTGTTCCCCGACCTCTTCAAGAAAGGCAGCGCGCTCAACCAAGCGTACCAAGCCACGATCAAGCAGGCGCCGGAGCTATTGAGGCTCCCGCAAAATGAATACTGGGTCGGCTTGGCGCTCTACGGTGAGCAGCAGCTCATGGCGAAGCAGGCAGCGTCCAACGCTAAAGCCGCCGCGTCAAAGAAAGTCTCGTCTAATAAGATCGCAAAGACACCTACCCCAGCGAATCCGATTAGCGCACCGAAAACTTCTACCAAAGGAGCCGTTTCTAAAGCGGCAAGAGACAGAGTTATGTCGAGTGGCAGGGTTGATGACCTTGCCGATTACGTCTCGGAGGCTCTGTTTAGTTAACAAAACCTCACACTAGAAAGAAACACTTACAATGAGTTCCCCAGCCGGACAGCTCTTCCCCTCCGTTGGAAATAGGGAAGACATCCTTGACGTTCTTACCTACGTCGATAACAAAAACACGCCGATTTCTTCGAGCATCGCTCGCGTCGGCGCCGACATCAGCAATCCTGCCGTTTACAGTTACTTGGCCGATTCGTACAACGCTCCGTCCACAGACGGCGTTGTTGATTCGTCCGATGTGACCGACTTCTCGGATGCAGCCGCAAACCGCGTTCTTCTCAGCGCGCGTAGCCAAAAAATTCGTCGCACTGCCCGCGTGTCGGACTTCCAAGCGAACCTCGCTGACGTTGCCGCCATTGGCCGTCGCAAGGAATTTTCAAAGGCCATCGCCAAGACAATTTTGGAAGTCAAACGCGATGTCGAGGCGACCATCAGCTCGGACAACGACTCCGTCGAAGGTTCCGGCAGCGTCGCTTATAAACTTCGTGGATTGGGCGAGTGGGTGAAATCCAGCGCGCAGACTGATTTGCCTGTGCCGGTTTCTCAGCGCACTCCGTCCGCTTCGATCAACACGACCGCGACCGCCTCGCTCACCGAGAGCGCCCTGCAGAACGTCTTGCAGAGCATCTATGAGCAGACTGGTTCACAGGATCGCTTGGTCTTGGTTGCTGGCCCTTCCCTCAAGAAAGCCATCACTAACTTCACGCGCTTCACGGTCAACAGCACCTCGAACGTGTTCAATCTGCGCCAGACCGCGCAAGCCGCCAGCTCGGATCGTCTCGTCTCGAATATCTCGTTCTACGAAGGAGATTTTTCGACTTTGGAAATCGTCAGCAGCCTATTTTTGGCCGCCAACGCTTCCACCGACGCCGAGAAGTATGCTCGCGGTTACATCATGTCGCCTGAGAGCGTCATGCTTCGCTACGGCCGCAAGCCGCGCTTCCAAGAGCTGCAAGACAGCGGTGGTGGACCGAGAGGTTTGGTCGATTGTATTGTGTCGCTCGCGGTTATGTCGCCCAAAAATATGGGCAAGTTCGCAGCCACCGCCTAATTCAAACTCTTAACAACTAACTAGAAAAAACTAATCAGATGAAAGTGTTTGAACTTCCCGCAGAAACCAAAGCCGCAACCGGCTTCACGCATAAGGCCGTCGTCGTAGCAAGCGACTTCACCAGCGCGACCAACACGCAGACCCTGAGTCTGCTGGCGGTCCCTGCTGGCTCGGTCATCAGCAACGCCGCGCACAAGCTCGTCACCCCGCTGGTCTCCAGCGATGGCACGGTTGACGCTGTTGCCTACACGCTCGGCAACACCGCCTCGGCCACGTCCATCATGTCCAGCACCGAAACGCTCGGTGCGGCCACCGAGGTTATCTACAAGGCGATGACCGTCACGGCTCCGGTTGCCATCACGGCAGCCAGCCAGTCGGTTGTTGCCGCCTTTACGGCGACTTCGGCCAAGGCGCTGAACACCGTCACCGCTGGTGAGATCCACATCTACCTCGCGGTTGCCGACCTAAACGATCTCTAAGATCGCGTCTTAACACACTGCCGTCCGCACTGCGTATGCGGGTCGGACGGCAGAAGTTAGGATGTCAGACAATATATTCGCCGATCTGGTCGGCGACATGGATGACGAGCTGGCTCACCTTGTCAAAGAGGAGCTGCAGACAGGATGGCGCGCACAGCAGGTGATGGCCGCTATCGAAGCTCGCAAAGCCAAACAGGTCAACGACCAGTTAGAACACTGCACTGTAGACGGCATCGGTCAGCACGTTATGGACGTTCCGGCCGATGCTTATTTTGCGTGGCAGAAGCATCTAGGTGACGGCTGCTGGTCTGACAAAACATTCCGCCACTGGTTTCTAAAACGGAACCCTGAGTGCGCGATTAAGTATACCCCGCGCAAAACCACCGTCCTGATCTAATGAAACTCGACCGCGACAAAATCACGCGCATGATCAGCGACATCGATCAGGCGGACCACGACGGCTCCGGTTACCTGCATCGCAAGCTCAAGAATTTCAACGTCCGGTATTGTATCTGGGCCGGACAGAGCGACGACGGCCGCAAGCACCAAGCCTTCTACGGCAAGAAAGTTTTTCCTTGGGAAAACAGCTCGGACGTTTCCGTGCGAATGGCTGAATCGATAATTCGGGAGAGGGTTATCTCTTTGACGTCCGCATTTTTCAAGTCGCGCCTGCAAGTCCAGCCGGTCGAGGTCATGGACGCCCCGAAGAAGAACGCCGCCGAGACCGTGCTTCGCTGGCTCCTGCATAGCCATTGCGCTGATGACATGCGCCGCGAGATCCGCTTGGCTGCAGAGTTTAGAGAGACCTATGGCCTCGCCGTCATGGCCGTGGATTGGGAGCGCCAGACCCGCGTCGAGGTGAAGAAGTTCACACTCGAAGAGGCCATGATGATGATCGAGGAGACGCAAGATCCTAACTTGCAGGCGCTCCTCGAAGTCGTCCTCGATCCGGCTCAGGAGGAGCTGGCCGCGGAGCTTCTCG